CTTACGACTTTGTATCTCAAGAAATTCGTGCGGCAGAAGATCCAGAGTTTGAGACTTTCTACACCAAGAATATTCTTCTGAATGAAGGACTTCGTGCATGGTTAGCACCTGCCGACCAACCACATGAGAACTTTGTGTTCCCTGAGGAAGTTCTTCCTAGAGGTAACGCACTGTGAATGGTTGGCTTGTCTTCGTATATTTTTCTTGCTTCACTGTTATCGCTGGTGCTGCTTTCGCGATGATGTGGGCGAATATTCAATCTCTTAATATAGAGATGGATAAACCTCCCAAGAAACGTCATCCAGAGGCACCAGAACCTGGTGAGGAGGTAATGTATGTGGATATGACAAGAGAACGACTAGAAGGTCTTTACAACAAAGACAATAACTGATATATAAAGGGCGTATTGATCGCCCTTTTTTAATGCTTACGATTGCAAATCATTTATCTGCTTTTTGGACAGTGGTGGTTATGAATTGCATTCAACCAGCAAACTGGCAATATTGTTTACCAGTTAATGAATGGTTGATTCCTGAATTAATTCAGGGAATCGAAATATATTTTGACAAGGCAAACAATTTATTGTATAAATTTGAAAGGGATTACCTAAACGAAAATAAATGAAAATTTTTCTTGATACTGCCGACACCGATTTAATTAAAAAGTATTTTTCAACTGGACTAGTTGATGGTGTTACAACAAATCCCACCCTCATTATGAAATCTGGTGGAAATCCAGAAGGGGTATATCAGGAGATCAAAGACATCGGAGTAGAAGACATCAGCATGGAGGTGATGGGAACAGCAGGTGAAATGTATAATGAAGGATACAGACTTGGCATGAAGTTTGGTGATGTTGCTACTATCAAAGTCCCCTGCACTAGAGATGGATTGCAGGCATGTAAAGAACTGTCTGATGCTGGGTTTAGAGTTAACGTCACACTCATCTTCTGTGCCGCTCAGGCGGTCTTAGCAGCGAAGGCAGGGGCAACATATGTCTCACCCTTTGTAGGACGCTTAGACGACCAGTCAGTGGCGGGTCTGGAGGTTGTTAGAAGCATCTCTGAACTGTATCGCATTCATGGAGTGAGAACACGAGTTCTTTCTGCCTCTATCCGTAGTGTGCAACGTGCTATTAGGTCATGGTATAATGGTGCTGAGATCTGCACGATGCCACCCAAAGTATTCGACCAGATGTATGACCACATTCTTACTGACAAAGGTATGGAAATTTTTGAAAAAGACTGGCAGGATGTAGTAAAATGACTTATACAGTATATTCAAAGAACGGTTGCCCCTATTGCACCAAAGTCATTCAGGTGTTACAGTTGGCGGAACTACCACATGTGGAATATAAACTTGGTAGAGACTACAACGTTTTAGAATTTTATGAAATGTTTGGAAAGAACTCTACCTTTCCAAAAGTAAGACTTGATGAAAAACTGATCGGTGGATGCACTGAGACCGTTCAATATCTAAGGGAGAACAAACTAATCTAATGGACCAAAACCTCTCAGACATGTACGATCTAGTTGAACATGCGATTGATAATGCCTTTGAGGGGCAAATGAATCTTAAATTTTATCAGTACCTTAAAGACAACAAAATTAAAAAACATGTAGTAGACTCTTTCATTGAAAGTTCTACTGCTGCTGAGATCAACGACATTACTCTTGAACTTAATGAATATCTTATTGGAGGACAAGATAATGAACATAAACAACTTCGTGAAGGTTATGGACATATCTCCAAACCTCAAGCAAGGAAGATAAAAGAATACCTTTATGGTATACTTGAAGACTCATGGAGGTATAGCCGTGACCGAAGACCGGGAAGACGAAAGAAGTGCTCTAAATAAACCAACACCCCATCTTAATCGTGGGGTTGAATTAATGCTCAGAAATAGGAGGAGAGCGAAACCGCCTAAAACTTTCCAAGTAAGGTTTGGTAAAATGGTTTCTCTCTTCAGGAGAGATATCGTTTTCCACTTTAACATTTACTTGGACATAAGGAAAAGATAGAGACTCTCAGGAGGACGGGACAATGTTGGCAGCAGGTTTGACAGTTGGAACTTTACTTTCTATAATGTTCTTTCTTGTAGGTGGTGTAGTTGGATGGTTGGCAAAAGAACATGCCATTAACACTACACCTATATACACCCATCCCGAAATGCTTGACGCAAACGGTAATGTTCTACCAGACGAAATTTTAGCAGTTAGATTTGAAAACAGTTATGACGAGTTCGACGAAGAGGAAGGTTGACCTTCCACCCAATCCTTTCATCCATGAAATTTTGGAACTTGCTAGTAAGCAACGCTCCAAGGCAAAGAAGATTGAAGTTCTCAAAAAATATGAAACAGATGCTTTGAAAAGTATCTTTATTTGGAACTTTGATGAAACAGTGATCTCTGTTATTCCAAGTGGAGAGGTTCCTTACAATAAGAATGAAGTTCCTGTAGGCACAGACCATACATCTTTGCGCCGTGAGTGGAAACATCTTTACAACTTTGTAAAGGGTGGTAATGATGGTCTCTCTACCATTCGCAGAGAGACCATGTTTATTCAAATGCTTGAAGGACTGCACCCCGAAGAAGCAGAAATTATTTGTCTTGTTAAGGATAAAAGACTTGCGGATAAGTACAAGATCACCTATGATGTGGTTAAACAAGCTTATCCAGATATCCAATGGGGCGGACGCAGTTGAAGATCATCAAAGAAGATTGTGATCCCAATGTTGATAACAACAGGGATCTTCCTAACAATGCATTCCTTGTTACTTACAAAGTAGAGGGTAAGGAACAACATGACCTTGTAATAGCAGCAAAACAGGTTGAAATTTTTGATTCTTATTATGATAAGTATAAGAAAGATTTTGTTTTCATGAAACAATCTGAAGGTAGAGCAAACCCCAAACTTTGGGGTAATCCAGCACCTAAACAAAGCAAGAAAAAGTCATGAGTTTCAAAGGTTTCGCCCCTGATGAGAACAAGGACGGCAACGTTCGCTTTGAGATTGATACAAGTGAAGTTACCAAATTAGTCAAGAAATATAAAAAACTAAAGAAGTTTCAAAAGTCAAACATTGCAGAACTCTCTAAACTTTCAGGAGTTGAGACTGCCATTGACCGTCTTATAAATGAGTATGGGATTGATAGTGAAGCGATAGAGTAATGGGTAAGCATTTTATCTTAAACTTGTATGAGTGTCCGTTTGAACGTCTTGATAATGAAGGATTCATTCGGAGACTTTTGTATGAAACAACAAAACAATGTAAGGCAACTTTACTACATCTCGCTGCTCATAAATTTGAACCTCAAGGTGTAACTGGATTTGCATTGCTTGCTGAGTCTCACATTAGTATTCACACTTGGCCTGAGACAGGACAAGCAGCAGTTGATATTTACACCTGCGGAGACTGTGACCCACAGTTGGGTTGTGATTTCATAATATCTGAACTAAAATCTGGACGTAATACCCTTCAGGTGATAGAGCGTTAATAAATACCTTAGCAAGAGTGTGTGTTTATGCTTTCGACGCAATATCGTTTGCGCCTTGAAGCGATCTGCAAAAAGATCGTTGCTGGTGAAGAAGTTAGTTTGGATGATATGATATGGTCGAATAAATTAGCAAAAGCAAATACAAGTGCTATGCAAATGCTGAGACTCGCTAGGAGGACGGCATTAAACCCAGGAGATGATTTTTTTAATGGTCTCAATTTAGGTGACCCAGACCCGTCTTCTCACAGGTCTGGTTTTGATTCTGTTGATGAAATGGCAGATTGGTTTAAACAAGACAAACCCGCAGACTGGAGGCAAAGAGACTGATGCAAGCATCGATATATTCTAACGGTAGTCAAGAGTGTGAGAGAGCAGCATCTCTCATGAAGTCAGTTCACATTGATGAAGTTGTCGTTTACGAACGGGGAAAGCACTTTACTGAAGGACAGTTTAGAGACGAGTTTGGTGATGAGGTAGAGTATCCTATGATCTCTATTGGAATGTTCAGAGGCACCTTAAAAGAGACCATGAACTATATGAATATGAAAGGGATGTTTGTGTAAACTGTATCACAAGTTACAAAACTGCTTGACTATATAAGATAACGGGTCTATAATGACCCTACGTTCATCCCACCAGGGACGCAAGTAAGTCGCGGAACGGATCGTTCATCCGTCTT